GTTTATCTTTATCTAAATCTTCTGCAAGATTTGCATAGTGATCTGTTTCATAAGGATTAACGAACTCTTCTTCCTCTTCTTCATCACCTTCTGAGATGTCTATTTGAACAGAACCGTCTTCTGCTATTTCTAGTACATCTTCTAATTTGTTTTCTTCATTCGCCACCTTGCATTTTCTCCTGTAGCTTAACTTTTTCACCTATTGGTAAATTAATAAAGTTAGTTCGTAATTCAAAAAATTTATCTGCCCAATTGGATAGGCGATCAGTTAAAAATGTTATATGTAAATCTTTTTCTTTTAAAGCTTGATCTCTTTGCGAAACTTTCGATTGAAGTTTAGTAACTTCTCTATCTAATTTTTTATTTTCTTTTCTTAAATTTTCTAATTCGTTTTCTAATTTAGTAGCCATTACTTTTTCTTGCCTTTCGTTTTCTTTTTTGTTCCGTCTGCTTTTCTATTTTTACTTTTCTTACCTTTCAAAATATCAGCATCAACTTTAGCGGCTTTTCCACCTGTTAAAGCTGAATTAACTCTCGCCATCGCCCATGCTTGAGGTGAAGCACCCGTGCGATGACCGGAAGTTCGATGTGCAGCTAGTCCTCGATTATATATTTTTCTCAGCGTAGATACAGACTTCCCTGTCTTTTTTGCTTTATTCTGAAGTGCTTTAGTTACATTAGACATTAACCATACATCCTTTTAAATTTTGCTGTATGTTTACTTTTCTTAGCGCCACCTTTATATCTTCCTTTAGAATCGAGATCGCCAGGCAGTGCTCCTTCACCTTTATAATTTTTATTTCGTTTCTTAATGGCTGCAGCTCTTTTAGAACGAAGCTTACCAGAAGTTCCACTAAGATACTTTTTTGGAACACCCTTTTCTTTTGGTGCTCTTTTTAGTTTTTCTCTTTTTGCCATTTTTCATTTGTTTTGGAAAAGAAGATCTATTTAACATCTCCACCTTCTTCTCGCTTGACGTAATCTAGAATTAGGGTCTTTGGCCGCTTTCGGAAATTGTTTCATTTGACCCGCACTTCTAGCACAGTACGATTTTCTTCGAGCGGCACGTTTTCCTTTCGGATTTTTTTCTGTTACCGCTGTCGATAATTTTGAACCTGGATTTTCTCTTCGATACCGAGCTACCCCTGCTTTCGTCATACCCGCACCACTTTTCGTAGAGCGAAAATATTTCTTTGTTTTAGGAGGTTGCTTGTCCGGCATTAATCGTCATCATCTTCCGGTTCAAGTTGCTCTAGTTCAGGCTCGATAATATCAATCGTATCTTGATCATCTTCTTCTACAGCTTTATCGAGAAGTTCTTTTAATTCTTTATATCTTGATCCTGGCATAATCTACTCCTTATTCTTTTTTAAAAATTCTTTAACCGCTTCTGTAGAATCTTTACCCATACCGTCAGGAGTTACTTTCGTTGTTTTTTGACTAGCATCTTTTATAGCTTTAACATCAGCATCAGATACTGAATAAACTTTTTTTAAGTTTTCCATAGCCCGTGCTGCAGTTTCTACACCTTCTCGATCACTCGGACCGGGTCCTAAACTTGATCTTGTTCCTTTATACTTTTTCGACATTACTTTTTCTTTTTACCCTTTTTCTTTTTCTTTGACATTGCTTTCATAATCGCCATGCCTCGTTTCTTTTCATAAGACGAAACTTTTCCGTCTTTATCTAAGTCCATTTTTTTCTTCATAACTCTACCCCTTTATTTTAATGACCATCATGCCACTTACTTCCATAGGTGTTTCTTGCATGCTATCGCTAGTGATTTCTTTTCCTGGATTATTCATCGCCTCTACGAGCATCTCATCATCTCTTAGACATCTAGGATATTTGTCATAGAAACGATCATCTTCCTCGACTAAAGCTTTCGCATAATTCGGACTAGATTTCGCCGGCATGGGCTTGGTCGCTTTATACATACTTGCCATTCGAATACTATAACGATATTTATTTAACTGTAAAAGGACTTTTTCTGTATAACTCGATAAGGTTTATCGTCCCATTCTTCATCTTCAGGATCGTTCGGGTGAGAAACTAAATAGTTATCTCGTATGAGTTGCCACGCTTGAGTTGACGTATCGACTAAATCGTCGTGCTTTCCATACGGAAAAGAAGCACATTCTTCAACTAAATCATCGACCCACGCTTCATTCGGAATCCAAATCAGTCCCGTTTCTAACATGGAAGCTACGACATGGGCTCTGGAAACTTTATCTCGATCAGGTGTAAATTCTTTCACAGGGATCCCTGCTCTTCGTAAATCTTGAAGTAAGCTTTGTCCTGATGCTCGTTTCTCGATTAAGACGACATCGGGCTTCCAATCGAAAAATGATTGTTGAGCCTCTTTTCGTAGTTCAGGATACTCGACACGATTACGCCACGCTTCTAATAAAATAATACAAGCTTGATCTTTTCCTTTTTCATCTATATGTGTAAACACACCCCACGTTGTTCTCGCTGAATAGTCAGCAGATTGTTTCGCTGAGAAAGCAGTGTCCCACGATTGAATGATCGTGTGGCATCCAGGAAATTTTTTCTTATCCCATACTCTCCACCAATCTCTTTTTAAGATTTGCCCTTGCTCCGCACTTGGCTTCTGCTGGTATAAACTTTGCCAAACTCTTTCTCCGACTGTCGCTTGAATCTTTTTTAATTTTTCAATGGGATAGGCTTCGGGCCAGAGAGCATCCCCGTTATCGTTAATCGCAGGAAGATCTAAAACTTTCCACTGACCGGGCTCATTATCTAAAACGAAACCGGCGAGATCTTCTTCGTGCCATCGTGTTTGAATGATGATTACTTTTCCGCCGGGCATTAATCGTGTAAATGCGACTGACTTATACCATTCAATCAAATTCCTTCTTTGAACTTGAGATTCCGCATCTTCTCGCCCTTTAATCGGATCATCAATAATGAGTAAGTGAGCACCACGACCGGTAATCGCACCACCCGCACCAACCGCTGAATATGTTCCACCTTGAACGGTGTGAAAACGTTTCGCTGAAGTAGAATCATCTCGAAGTGTCGTGTTCGGAAAAACTTTCAAGAACTCTTCCGATTTGACGTGGTTACGCACCTTGCGTCCAAAATCATCCGCTAGTTCCTGAGCGTAAGTCGATTGAATAACGAAATTTTTAGGATTCCTTCCAAGAAACCAAGCAGGGAACATTTCGGAACATAGCATAGACTTTCCATGTCTTGGCGGCATAAAAATTGCTAGACGATCAAATTCATCTCGTTCTAACGCTTCCAAATTTTTAGCGATTAATTGTATATGAGCAGGAGTCGAGTACCCGTTATACATGTGTTGAGCGAACTTTAATATGGAAGTTTGGGCTCCAGATACTTCCTGTTTTTCTTTTTGATTTTTAATAACTAAAAACGCTTTCTCTCGAATCTCTTGAGGAGCGTTTTTATCTAAGATTATCTGTTCAGCTTTTTGTAGTATCTCTAAGTTCATAAAAAAAACTTTCATCATCGCCTGCGACCCATTTAGAATGATGCTCGACACTATATTCAATAGTCGAAACTTTATAGTCAGGGAACATCATTTTTTTGGGAGACAAGCTTTTATCATAAAAAATTATTCGATTATTCGGTTGCGCCGCATAATGGCCGTTATCTAGTTCGAGAATATTAAACGACTTATGTTGGCTCGGGACTTCCGAATATCCGACATCAGGAATATTAGGATCAGGGTGAGCAGAATCTATCGTGAACAAATAAGTTCCGTAGTGCCAATTTTTACTTGGGGATAAATACTTGCAACGCCCTGTCCCGGGATTACATTTCTGGATTACAGCTACATGATAGCTAAAACAATCCCATAACTGTAACTCTTCTAATGGTAAGCTATCGTCTTTATCTACTAGCTTTGAGCAGAAAGCAGATATAGGCAACTTATCATAAAGAGCGCCAGAATTATATAAGTACGTTTCGAAATACAAAGCTCGGCCGGTAATCGACTTAGCAGTGACCCACACGCCTTTTTCAAATTCTCCATGACCTTTTTCATGATCATAAAGATACTCTTTTTTGACATAAACTTCAATAGGGGGAATATTCACAGTGAGAAAAGCCATTTATTTATTTATATACGAAATTTATACACATAAAAGCCATTTGTTGACTGTTTACTCTAGACTACAGCATCAGGGAAAACTTTATTTGAAACTTATACGAATTTTTTTTCGTTAAACTTAATACGATATTTTTTAGGAATTATTTTAGAAAGTAGAAATAAAAAAAGAGAGGAATTTAATTCCTCTCTTTAAAATATTTATTAGAAAAATAAATTATAATTTATTTATTTCTTCTTTAAAGAATTTCATATTAGAGATAATTTCTTCTCTATTAGGAAAAGATTTATTATCTTTTATGAATTCTTCATTAAGAGAAATTACTTTTAGATAATCTACTTTTCTTTCCTTCTTTAATTCTTTCGAATTTAAAGTATAAGGAATTTTTAGAATAGAAGTATTATATTTAAAATCTTCACTATTCATTCCGTTATTAACGCTTTCTAGAATAGTAGTAGAAAATTTAAAATTTTCCATTCTTTCGAAAGATTTTCCTTTCTTACTATTTACTAGTAAGTGAAGTACTTTCTCTTCTTTTCGAAGAATTAAGGAATGAAATTTAAATAATTTTCCTTTTCCTTTTTCTTCTACTTTAGAAGTTTTATTCATTTTCTTTTTCTCCTTTCTATCTTTATATTAAAGATATGAATAATTTATTTTATTTTTTAAAAAAAGTAAATACTTAATTTTAAAAAAATTAGAATTAAAATTATATAAATTAATTCATTCATATTTTCCTTTCTTAATTCTTTATATTAAATTTTTCTATTTTTAAAACATCTAAGAAATTATAAATGTTTTCAATTATATATATATTCTCTGGATCAGGGATGTACAGTCGGGTACCTCTTACCCCTTACTACCTACTACTAACTCTTGACTGATCAACTGATCAATCAACGATCAACTGATCAACCGTGATCAACTAATCAAGACTAAAAAAAGGGGACCCGAAGGTCCCCAATTCGAATTATAATTTGTTAACGATTGCTGTGAATTCCTTCACATTTTTTTCCATTTGAGGTGAAAGCTTGACTCCCTCAAATTCTTTAAGGAATGTTA